CATGGTTCCGGTAGGTAATTTGAACGGATCATCTTCCACCTACTATACCGACATGTACTGGATAAGCACCGCTACAGTCCGTGTGGTCTATCGCGGGTACAACAATGCGGTTGCGTATGGCGGTGTGTCGAATGCGAATGCGAATAGCGATGCTTCGAATACGAGTGCGAGTGTCGGCTCGCGTCTGGCCTTCCGCGGCAAAATCGTCCGGGCGCAAAGCGTGGCAGCGTACAAGGCGATACGCGAGGTGGCGTAAGCGCAAAGCGCCAAAGCGTGGAGCGAAGCGACTAAAACGAAAGAACGGGATTCGGATGGTTTCCGAATTCCATTTAAAAGGTATTCAAATACCGGCGAAGCCGGTCGAAAAAATAGAATTTTGAGGTATATGAAAAAGATTATCGCATTTTTAAAAATGAGTAACCGTTACAAGCATCTTATCGGTGGTTTGATGGTAGGTCTATTGGGATTTACTCCTTGGACGGCCTTTTATGCTGCGGCCATTGCAGCTTCCTGTCTGGAACTGAAAGATACTCTTCGGGGAAGTCCTTGGGACTGGATTGATTGGGGGCTCACCGTCGCGGGTGGCAGTATATCCGTTTTATTTTGGATGATAGTGTAATTCGTTTATCTGTTTTGCCTGTTAAATCAGTAACTTTGCAAGCGGTAGAGTTCCCCAATAGTCCGTGTGGTCTATCGCGGGTACAACAATGCGAATGCGAATGGCGGTGTGTCGAATGCGAATGCGAATAACGATGCTTCGAATACGAATGCGAATGTCGGCTCGCGTCTGGAAATCTAACAAATCGGCGTACAGCAGCGGGGACGTGTCCCCGAAGCGGTGCCGAGGGGAGCAAGCCACAGCAACAGCACCAGAAAAGGTGGAAAGCTGAAAAATCACGCGTCGGGTGGAGTTTGGTAGGCTGTTATCAGTTCGAAGAAGTCAGACCCGGGGAAAGGAAGGCCCTCATCTTCCATGTTTATTAACCAATAGCTTATGCGCAGGGAAGGATATATTATCGAGGAAATCATCGAATACTCCAATATGTCGGAGGCATTCGATTCGGTACTTCGCGGAACCGATCGTAAGAGGTCAAGGCAGGGACGATTCCTGCTTGCCCATAGGGAGAAGATTATCACCGAACTGACGGCTTCCATTGCGGACGGCTCATTCCGGCTGGGCGGCTACCATGAGAGGGAAATTGAAGAATACGGTAAAAAACGTATTTTGCAGATCCTGTCCATGAAAGACCGCATCGCTGTGTTTGCCATCATGAATGTGGTGGACCGCCACCTGCAAAAACGTTATATCCGGACAACTGGTGCAAGCATCAAAAGGCGCGGTACTCATGACCTGATGAACTGCATACGTACCGATTTGCAAAAAAATCCGGAAGGCACGCTTTACGCATACAAATTTGACATCCGGAGGTTTTATGACAATGCGCGGCAGGACTTTGTTATGTGGTGCTTCCGGAGGGTGTTCAAGGACAAAAGGCTGTTGGTCTTGTTGGAGCGGTTTGTTAAGCTGCTGCCGGAAGGTATCAGTTTCGGACTGCGCAGTTCACAAGGGGCAGGAAATCTGCTTCTGTCTGTATTTTTAGACCACTATCTGAAGGATAAGTACGGGGTTCGTTATTACTATCGCTATTGCGATGACGGACTGGTACTCGGTAAAACGAAAGCGGAATTGTGGAAGATTCGTGATGCTGTTCACGGGCAAATGGGAAAAATAGACTTGGAAATAAAGCCGAATGAACGGGTGTTCCCTGTGGAAGAAGGCATTGATTTCCTTGGCTATGTTATCCGTCCCGACTATGTAAGATTGCGGAAACGCATCAAACAGAAGTTTGCCCGGAAAATGCACGAGGTAAAATCGAGAAAAAGACGGCGGGAACTGATTGCCAGTTTCTACGGCATGACGAAGCACGCCGACTGTAATAAGTTGTTTAAAAAATTAACAGGCAAAGAAATGAGAAGTTTTAAAGACTTGAATGTCGCTTACAAGCCGGAAGACGGTAAAAAGCGATTCCCCGGAGTGGTGGTAAGCATCCGGGAACTGGTAAACTTACCCATTGTAGTGAAGGACTTTGAGACCGGTATCAAAACCGAGCAGGGAGAAGACCGCTGTATTGTGGCCATCGAAGTGAACGGCGAGGCAAAGAAGTTCTTCACCAACAGCGAGGAAATGAAGAATATTCTCGCACAAATAAAGGAAATGCCGGATGGTTTCCCGTTTGAAACGACCATCAAGACAGAGACATTCGGCAAAGGTAGAACCAAATACGTGTTTACATGAGAAGAGTTGAAGGAAGTTCCGGGGTTTCGCTGATGGAATGCACGAACCCGGTTAAAGACAAATGGCGCATCCGATGGGATGTGCAGGAAAAAGAGAACGGCTCTGCCTCCTACATGGAAGAGGAGTTCGGGCATAAGCCTACTGATGAGGAAATCCACACATTGGTTATGTCCTGGTATAACAGCCAGACTGATGCGGCTATCCTATCCGGATTCGCCTATAATGGTGCCCATGTATGGCTTTCTGTGGAGAACCAGTACAACTATAAGGCAGCATACGATTTGGCCGTTCAGACGGGCGGAGAAACCCTGCCAGTGACGTTTAAGTTTGGTTCGGATGAACAACCGGAATACCATACTTTTACTCAGTTAGAAGAACTGAAAGATTTCTATACAAAAGCAGTAGGATTCATTCAGACAGTTCTGGCTGAAGGCTGGGAAAAAAAGGACAAGTTCAATTTGGAATTATATCGGATTGAGTGATTGACAATCCCTTCGGGGGAGGGATAAAAAAAGCCCCCGGCCTGTTAATATAGACGCCAATCATTTATTAACACAAAACGCCACGAGAGTGCGCGACCGGGGGCAATGCCCTCTGCCGCACTCTCGTGGCGTTTTTACGCATTAAATAAATGATTGGCATTGCAAAAGTACAAAAATGATTGGATATGACATTGTTTGAAGCACTTAAATTTAACAGAGAACCGCTTGAAATGCTTATAAGTTTGGGCGGCAAGCAGGATGACCTTCGATTCATAGACTTATATACGGAGTATGAGGTCATGAAAAAACAAGGTGAAAAGACCACTTATGCAGTGGCGTTTTTGGCAAATAAATATTCGGTAAGCGAACGTAAGGTGTATGATGTTATCAAACGGTTTGGAAAGCACTGCACGCTCGGTGCAGTGTGATTGATGTGCCGGGGATGCCTTGTGTTGTCCGGTAGAGCTACCTTTGTACAACCAAAAATAAAGCTCATGAATAAGTATTACCAGACATTAGACAAGATACTCCAAACGGGCAAAATCCAGACCAATAGGAAAGGGCGTATCAAGTATCTATTAAACGAAAGGCTCATGCTAACCCCCGCTGATTTACTTGACATATTTGAAAGCCACGGGATAGCCAGGAAAAAGCTGAAAGAGGAATTGAAACTGTTTATGCAAGGAGTCCGGGATGTGGAAAAATACAAAGAGGCAGGGATTACCTGGTGGGATTATTGCGGCCATACCCTTGTAAACAGCTATCCAACTTACTTTGAAAAGCTTCCACCCCTCATAACCAGGATTAACCGGGAAAAGCGCAACAGCAAGAATTATGTCCTGTTTCTTGGAGAAACCGGGGTGGAAAGCAACCAGGCACCCTGCCTGAGTCTTGTGCAGTTCCAAATTGATGAGGGAGAATTGGTGCTATCTGCATATCAGCGTAGTTCTGATGCGAACCTTGGGCTTCCGGCTGATATTTATCATCTTTATCTGATGGCAAGGCAGGTGGAGCTTCCCCTGAAGTCCATAACCCTTGACCTTGGAAATGTGCATATATATGAAAATAACATTGACCGGACTCTGGAACTGTTATCCGGAGTTGAAAACATTAAATTTGACTTGAACGTATGAAGAATATGAATTTATCTGCACCACTGCCATTTGTAGGCCAAAAAAGAATGTTTGCTAAAGAGTTTATTAAAGTTTTGGAACAGTTCCCTGAAGATACCGTGTTTGTGGACTTGTTTGGCGGTTCCGGACTTCTTTCGCATATAGCCAAAAGAAGCAAGCCCGATGCTACTGTTGTCTACAATGACTTCGACAACTACCGGTTCAGACTGAAAAATATCCCACAGACAAATAAACTGCTTGCCGATATTAGGGAGCTGGTGGGTAATTCGATACCCAAACATAAACCAATTAAAGGGGAACTTAGAGAACGCATTTTTAAACGTATCGAGGAAGAAGAACTAAATGTTGGGTACGTGGATTTTATAACCTTATCATCCTCACTTATGTTCTCCATGAAGTATAAATTGTCTGTAGCCGAAATGCGCAAGGAAGTCCTTTATAACAACATTCGCAAGACCGGTTATCCGGAGTCTTCTGACTACTTAAAAGGGCTTGAAATTGTATCATGCGACTACAAAGCAGTATTCAACCAATATAAGGATGTTCCCGGAGTCGTCTTTTTAATTGATCCGCCTTATCTTTCCACTGATGTTGGTACGTACAATATGTATTGGCGCTTGTCTGATTATTTGGATGTTTTAAAGATACTCGAAAAGCATTCCTTCGTTTATTTCACATCCAATAAATCCTCCATACTTGAACTGTGTGAATGGATTGGAGCAAACAAAACCATTGGCAATCCTTTTGAGGGTTGTACAAAAAAGGAATTCAATGCCCACATGAATTATTCTGCCGAATATACAGACATGATGCTGTATAAGAAACAGGAAAAATTAGTTCATAAAACAGCTGCTTAGCACTGAACAAAGATACAATTTTTCAAGCAGAAGGCCAAACTTTTGAGCCTTATTTTAATGCCGTTATAAAGCCATTTTTTATGAAATTATAAAGCCGAAACAGAGGTCATTACAAAACTTTTGTTTCGGCTTTTTGAGTGTTGCGCGCTTTCCTTTTTTGAACGCTTCGTTTTGTCCTTTTCCCTGAAAATCGAACGCTTCGTTTCGGATTCTGCGGAAATTTGGATTTGCGGATTATATTTAAATGATCAAATATCAGTATTTGATAAATCATTAGCCATTTTTGAGGGACATGTCAACAAAAATCATCATGGTATCATCACAATAAAAAGTGAAAGTCTTGATATAGATGATACTATGGAAATTACATATAAAAACGAAGAGAACAATTATTCTGCTCTTACAGATGTATATTTCAAAATTCACTATTTTATTTATGACAGACCGATGTACTACGGGGATAGGATATCTGGGCCTGAATTAAAAAAAATTCAAGAATTGTCTAAAACCGCAAGTGGAGTCAGACTTTATAGAAATGGATTCAGAGTATTGCCATATGGAGAGCCTAAAGATGATTGGACAAATATTGATAAACGTTGGAGTACTGAATCTGGTAAAATCAATATTCCTTTGAATAATCAGAATTTATTTGGCTTTGTAGAAATAATCGATCCTACTGGTAATATTTTTGAAGAAACAGCTAGCCGCGAAGGACTAATTGAAAATGATGCCTTTAACCAGTTGTCCAGTTTTATTAATAAATCACTCATTGCAGCCAGAAGTAGGATTGCTGAAAGAATTAAAGTATTCAAAGAAAAGCAAAATAATGATGATTTTACACAGGATTCATATACAAAGGATCATACCACTCAAGAAATGTTCATTAAATTGAAGAATATTATTGATGGTAAGTATATTCAAGATGCGAAAACTAAAAATGAAGAACAAGATACAGATCGTGATAAAAAAGAAGGACTTGAAATAATAAAGAAACTCGAAAATCTAATAGAAGAGGCTGGTATGCTTAGAGTTTTAGCAGGCCTAGGATTGACTATTGGAGAGTTTACACACGAAATGAAGCAATTCCATTCTTCTGTATATAGTCATATAAGTATATTAAATCAATTGAATCTATGCAATGAAGCTCAAGAACAAATAAATGAGATAAAAACTGTTTTTGACAATTTATTCAATTATACTGATTATTTTGGTACAACAATTTCTCAAAACACAAACAGAAAAAAAACTCCTGTTGATTTATTGGCTGTTTTGGATAGATTTAAAAAAACAATAAAAAACGATTTAGAGAAAAATAAAATTAATTTTAAAGTGGACGCTTTTGATTTTGATGTTACAACGATTCCTATGCATAGTTCTGAGTGGAACTCCATTTTATACAATCTATATACAAACTCAAGAAAAGCAATCAAAAGAGCAAATGTTGTTGGTAAAATATTAATTGAAGTAGGTGTTGAAGAGAATAATGTATTTATTAATTTTTTAGACAATGGTGATGGTATTCCAAAAGAGAACATCAATCGAGTATTCAATGCATTCTTTTCAACCTCTACTCCTGCAAGTTTTGATGCCCCAAACGAAGAACAGTTGATTGGTACTGGCCTTGGGCTAAAAATAGTTAAGGATATTATTGTTTCATATAAAGGAAGTATTTGTATTATTCCTTCATATGAAGAATATTCTACTTGTTTTCAAATTAAAATTCCTAAAAATTAATAAATACAATCAACTATGGCTATACATTATTATTACATTGATGATGATCCTGAATCTCAAAAAAAAGTTGAAGGTTTTAAAAATGAAGAACTATCTATTGATGCCATGCAACATAAAGATTCTTGGGAGTTACAACTAGAATTCTTAAAAGAATATGAAGATAAATATGATGGTTTAATTCTCGATTTAAAATTGGATGATCTTCCGAATAACAATAATATTCGGGCGAAATTCAGAGGAACTTCTATCGCTCAAGAAATTAGGACAAGACAGAAAGAAGGAATATTGAAAAGTTTTCCAATAATTCTGTTTTCTGCAAATGACAAGACGAAGCAAGCTCTTGAAAAATCAGGAACAGATTTATTCGATATTATAATTGACAAATCAAAGTTGGATGAAATAGCATTTCCTATATATACAAGACAACTTATTGATTTGTCTAAAGGATACAAGTATTTGTGCGATTCTTCCTTGACAACAGCAAAAATATTTCAGATTGATGATTCTTTTATTGACACTAGATTTTTGAGTGAGTTTTATGAATTAAGAAAGGCTCCTGTTCATATTCAAACCAAATTCTTAATTACGGAATTTTTAACGAGACAAGGATTACTTATAGATGAGGATGTTCTCGCTGCTCGTTTAGGTATTAATAAAGCAACATCAACAGATTGGAATAAGTTGTTGAAAGTACTTTCTAAAAATAAATATAATGGAGTCTTCAATAATGGATGGCCACGTTGGTGGATAAATCTAGTAGAAAAATGGTGGAATGAAAATATTAAATCTGAATCTATTTTGCGTTCGACACCAGCAAAAGAAAGGGTTGAAATAATTAAACGAGCTACAGGCTTGGAACATTTGATTGCTGCTGAAAAAATAAGCAAAGCGGACAGTGATGAGTTTTGGACTCTCTGTAAGGGATACCATCTTCCATTAGATCCAGTTGACGGATTAATCGTTCAAGGTCAGGATAATTTATATCCATGGCAAGAACCTGAATATGTTTCTGTAGAGGCTGCACTTTGGAGAACGAATATTGACGACTGGATTAGTGTTGCTGATGTAGAAAAAGAGAGGTATGAAGAACTAAAGATCTTATATTCACGCAAAAAACAATAAACTATGGGAAATTCTGTAGCATCAATTCAATATATAGCCAGTATCCTCAAGAAGAAGAAACTTTGTCTTGACACATCACCTTTAACAAATGGATATAATAAAGCAGAAAGGGTGTGGAATGTTGCAAAATTAAAATTTACAATAAAAGATAATATTCCAAGAAATACTACTCCCTTAGTTCCATCTTTGGATGTACTTTTAGATGTATTCTATAAAGAAACTGATAATACAGATATCCCATTATCACAGTACAATTTCAGGGTAACTGTGGAGGGAAAGAATCAAAATGGATTGTTTAAATCGTCTTGGCATTTAGATTATGACAACAATAATGTCCAAGATTTTATTCATCCTCATTTTCATATAACTTGGGGCGGAAATAAAATGAAAGATTTAAATTTAGGTGAAGTATTACTATTACCAACTCCTCGCTTTTCGTATCCTCCTATGGATATAGTCTTGGGAGTTGATTTTATTCTTTCTAATTTTGTAAAGGTTGATATTTACAAGCAAATACAAAGTGATTCGCAATATAAAGCTGCTGTAAAAAATGCACAAGAAAAATATTGGAAACCATATATTCTATCATTAGCACATCATTGGTGTGGTAATAGTTGTCAAAAAATCCAGTTAACAAATATTAAAGCTAAACATTTTCACCCTACTTTGATAGATTAAAGTTCATGTTTAAAACTGATATCATATGGCCAAATCACAGGCGTTACAAATCGCACACTGAGTGGGAACCTATAGGTTTCTTCTCTGATTGTTTGTGTAATGCAATACAGTTTGATTTGATGCTTGGATTCTTTTCATCTTCTGCTATTAGTGTGCTTGCTAATGGATTTGCTACATTCCTTTATAATGGTGGCAAGATGAGACTTATCATAAATGATATATTAACAGAGAATGATAAATTAGCCATTGCAAAAGGTATAAACACAAATGTAGATTTACCATGTTTTGATTTATCAGATATACAGAGTATATATAAGACTCTTACAGAAAGGGACAAGCATTTTTTTGATTGCATAGCATGGCTTATTCGTAATGATAGAATAGAAATAAAAATAATTTCTCCCAAAAATAACGTAGGTATATCTCACACAAAATCAGGAGTATTCTATGATGGGGTTAATATTGTTGGATTTGATGGCTCTTGTAACTTTTCAAGAACTGCTTTAGTTGACAATATTGAAAGTTTGACTGTTTCTTGTGATTGGGATGGCACAATTGAAACAGCCAAAATCAATGCTATACATGAAGAGTTCGAGCAGATTATTCAAGAGAATGACAGAAGTGTTTCCTATATCTCTGTTAAGAATATTTCAACCCAAATAACAAAAGTTATTGAGGATAAATCATTAACAGATTTATTGGAGTCAGAATATAACATTTTAAACAAACAGACTCAACAGTACACTTCTGCATCTATATGCAGAGCTTTAGAGCGAGCTAAAGATAGAGTAGAAGCCATAATTGAGACTATTAGACAGGATAATAAAAGCAAGTCTATTATTGTTAATTCTGTTCCAAGCTTTCCTTATTCATCAGGACCTAGAGATTATCAAAATCAGGCATTTGAGAATTGGAAAAGTAATAAGCAGAAGGGATTGTTTGCTATGGCAACGGGTACAGGCAAAACTATTACATCTTTAAATTGCTTGTTGGAAATATATAAAAGATGTGGATATTATAAAGCTATAATTCTTATGCCCACAATTACATTGGTCAATCAATGGGAAATAGAATGTAAAAAATTTAATTTTAATAATATAATCAAGGTCTGTTCCAAATTTAAGTGACATGACGAAATCGATTCAATAACATTGAATGAACAGCTAAGGGGCAAAGATAATAAACTATCCTACATCATTATTTCGACCTATGAGTCATTTACTAAAACTGCGGTATTTAAAGCATTAACAGTTTTCCCTAAAACAAAATTGCTTCTAATAGCAGATGAAGCGCACAATATGGGAGCAAAGCGCATTATGGAACTTATGGATGGGATACCATATTTACGTCGTATTGGTTTATCTGCAACTCCGGAAAGACAATTCGATGATGTAGCGAATAAAGTTCTTCAACGTTTTTTTGGAGCAGAAGACAAATATACTTATGAATATTCAATGAAAGAGGCTATAGATAAAGGAGTTCTTTGTCGTTATTATTATTATCCTCATTTAGTAAAACTAACGGCAAATGAAATGAATGAATATGCAGAACTTTCTATCAAATTAGCCAAATTCTTTAATAACGATAAATTCGACGAACACAATGAAATTCTCACAGCATTATTGTTAAAGCGTAAACGAATTATTCATAAGGCACATAATAAGTTAAAAGTATTCAGACAAATTATAGAGGAGAGATTCCAAGAAAAGGGAAATCTAAAATATACTTTAGTTTATGTACCTGAAGGTGTGAGGCCTGATAACGAAGAGGCTGACTATTATGGCTCTTTTGAGACTATGCCTAATGATGACTTTTCAGAACACTTAATAGATGAGTATTCTGCTGTTGTTAGAAATGTTGATAGTCATATTACAGTAAGAAAATTTACAGCCGAATCAAAAGATAGAGATTCTATGTTGGAAGGTTTTGCTGCAGGAGAAATCGAAGTACTTACTTCAATGAAATGTTTGGATGAAGGTGTAGATGTTCCAAGAAGTGAATTAGCAATATTTTGTGCTAGTACGGGAAATCCTCGACAGTTTATACAAAGGCGAGGAAGAATATTGCGCACGCATAAAGATAAACATATTGCTATAATTCACGATCTTGTTGTAGCTCCAGAAGTGAGTAGTGAGTCTGAGTCGTATTCTATGGAAAGGCGCTTATTAGAGAATGAACTTAAAAGAGTAAGAAACTTTTCACTACTTTCTGAAAATAGCGATGATACACTAAAAGAACTTGACGATATTACATCATATTATAACCTATCACTATTTTAAGCTATGGCAAAAAAATATGTAACTAATGGAGACAGAATTCTCCAAGCAGTCCTTGCAGATGAGGATTTAATTAGATTTGGCGAGTATAATCCTGCCGAATACAATGACTTGAATATAGCTTTATATTCTAACAATCTCGTTGTTAAAACTGTAGCTCAAATAATTTCTGGGGTAAATAATGGAGATAATAACAAAGAGATTTATACTGTTGTAACAAACTTCCTAAAAAATAATATCTAATGATAATCAAAAAAATTGTCATAACAAATTTTCGCAGCTATTATGGGGAAAACACTTTTGAATTATCAAAGGGGTTGACTCTTATTATAGGTGGCAATGGCGATGGTAAGACAACTTTCTTTGAAGCTTTGGAGTGGCTGTTGAACACGTCTTTGGAAATTAAAGAGTTGTCAAATGTTTCAGAGATGCGCAAATCTGAACTAGCTATAGGTGAAGTAGATACAATGTCCGTATCTATGCTGTTCGAGCATAATGGTGAAAAAGAAGTTACAAAGAGCTTGACTTTTGAAAAAATGTCGGATGGTAACTGCAAAGTAACTAATTATTCATTCCGTGGTTATGAGACAGATGGTGCAGAACGAATGCTTCGTACGGGGAAATCTCTTATTGACAGTTGTTTTGATTCCTATATCAGAAGATACTGTCTATTCAAAGGAGAGAGTCAATTGAATGTTTTTAATGAACCAACTGCGTTAAAAACTTTAGTTGATAAATTCTCCGATATTCGTAAGTTTGAAGATTTTGTTGAAGTAGCTTCAGATCTTGAGCAAAAGTCCGAAACTGCATATACAAAAGAATGTAAGTCAGATACAAAAGTTGCAAAACGTGTAGGCGAGTTACAAAGAAGGAAGGAAGAACTAGAAGGTAAAATTTCCGAACTAAGGCGTGATATTAAAAAGCAAGAAGAGGTTGCTAGCACATATCAGCTAAAACTAGATGATTTGGAAAAGCATCAAGCGACGAGTGAAAGATATCAAGAAATTAAAGATCGCCTTAAAACGAAAAATGAGAAACTTTCGCGGCTTAAAAGTTTGATTCTTGTCAATTATAATGCAGGACTTCTTGATAATTTCTGAATTCTGTCTCCGTACACACAAATTTTCAAAGAATTTCAGAAAAAAGTATCTGCTTTAAGCAAGGAAAAGAGACTTCAAAATGATCAAGATATTGCAACAAAGGCTGCTGCAAAAGCAAAAAAGGAAGTAGTTGATGAGATAGCTTCTTTTGCAAATGGTAAAAGTAAACTACCATGGTACCTTCCAGATGAGCAAACCATGCGCGAAATGCTTGATGATGAAATTTGTAAGGTTTGCGGCCGTCCTGCATTAAGGGGAACTGAGGAATATAAGTTCATGGAGGGTAAACTCCATGAATATATACGTCATATGCAAGAAGAGGCTGATATTAAGGCGGAAGAACTGAAAGAAAAGCCATTATTCGAAGGGCGTGCCATAGAGGATTTACATGCTATGTCTATTAGTTTTGGAGGTACTACAGCAATGGAAATAGCAAAAAAATACCAAGAAGTCAAAGACCTTATAGAATTCGTTGATGATAGGAAAAAAGATATAGCTATTGTCGAAGCAGAAATTCAAGAAATTGAAGATGAAAAATCACGCTTGCTTATACAAGCTAATGGTATTTCTGAAAATATGCTTGATAAAAATTTCAATGATATTAAAGGCTACTTTGAACAACGCAATAGAGCCAAGCAGCGTATTTCTGACTATAAGGCTGAGATGAAAGATTATCAGAATGACTTAGAAAGAGTTAGACAAGAATTTGATAGCTTAGAACCATCATCTGGCATGGCAAAAGTTTATGGTAAAGTTCATACTCTGCTAGATAAGGTTATGAAAGCTTTTATTAATGCAAAGAAAGAAAATCTACGTCGGTTCTTAGCTTCGCTTTCTGAGAAGACTAATGAATACTTCAAATTACTAAATGAAAATGATTTTCGCGGTGAAATTCGTATTCGTCAAACGGCAAATGACTCCGCAGAAATTAGGCTCTTTAGTTCTAATGGAACATATATTAAAGATCCTGGTGGTGCTCAAGAAACTACTATGTATATGTCACTTCTATTTGCCATATCAGGCTTGACTACATTAAAAAAGGAAGAAAACTATCCCCTGATTTTTGATGCACCTACGTCTTCTTTTGAGGATTTCAAAGAGAATGTTTTCTACAATATCATTGACAAAATTGATAAACAATGTATAATTGTTACTAAAGATTTGCTTGAGGTTGATAAGAAAACTGGTCATAAAACATTAAACACTGAAAAAATTGAGAGTATGACTTGCTCGGTATATAGAATTGAGAAAAAAGCCGGGTACGATCAAGAAGATTTGTCAACAATAAGAACAATAATAACTCCGATTAAATAATGGCAGCAGAAAAAATATTAGAAATTTGGGCAAAGCGCAATCCAGAATGGGAGACAAAATATGAAGATACTATTATCAAAGTTTTTTGTAATTATGGTAAAGGTACAACCAGTTATCAAGAAACACGCGCAAAAAAGTTTGGTGCTGGTTATGAAATATTTATCATTGCATTCTTCATTGGATTATATTTTAATAAAACGAAAGAACTTGTTGCTGATAAGTCTAAACGCAAGAGTTTTGGATGGGCAATTGAGAACTGGGGTAATATTGAATCACGTTCAGGACGTAAACAGTATTCTCGAATTAGAGAGTATATGTTTATGGCATTAGTTGCTAAAACAGAAGTTGATTGGATTGCACTTGATAAAGGAGAAATAACATCTCGTAAGGTGGTAGATTTGCTTATTGATAAGATGGAACAATATGCAAATTATGGTTTTGATTATATAGCTGACAAATTAGAAGATAATCCTGATCATTTCTTTAAAGATAGAGCATTCTTGAATGAAATCATCAAATTTATGATCTCATCAGAAGATGTTAAGACAGATAATAATGACGATGAAGAAGCAGAATCTTTAGATTAATTTTTCGGATTATAAATATCAGATTTAAAATAGAGGACTAGGTCAAAATGTTCATTCGGTTCTATAATGACTGCTAGGTGCGGGCCGTTTGGGATGAAGAACATTCCAAATGGAGGTTTTCGGATGTTGATATAGTTCGCGTAATCAATGATGAAGCGGATTATGCGAAAACGAGCGACTATTAGCTTTGGCTTAAAAAGAAACTGAATGCTGAGGTTACCAATGGTTAAAATAAGCCGCCGATACCCTTGACAGTTAGTGTCACAGACACTAATCCAGCATTATCCCAACAATAGAATAAATGCGTTTTTTGACCGGTTACTTATAGCGTGATAATCAAAGCCAAGAGAAAGCGTATTCGCTGTTTCAGAGTGTCTGGCTGAGCAGTTTAGAGCCCGGCTGTATAAAAAGTTTGCAACAGACTCACGCCTACTTGTTTGGCGGTCTGTATGAGTTTGTGGCACAGATTTATATCAAAAATATCATTACCGGAGACTTCACATTTCATTTGTAAGCCTCTGGTAAAGTGAGTATTGCAAAATAGAATTATTGATGTTAGATCTTGCATAAGAGAGTATTACCCTCAAGAATAGGCACTGTCCAGAAAATGGTTTGACATCACTACCCAATTCTTTTAAATATATTTTTTTATATTCTGTTTCTTGAGCTTGCTCTATTTTCTCAACTTGAAACCTGGTATTTCGCAAAAAATCTATTTGCATTTCATCGCCATGTTTACATATCTCAAAAAGGTTTCGTGCCCTAGTTTTTCCATTTTTCAAAGGAGAAATGATATAAACATTATTATACCTTTCCTTATGCCAATCATAATTTGTGCAAGTCAAATTATGAGGAATATTGATAATATCTCCGACTTTCATATCGCATTTGTCATAATCATTACAAAAACGATATAAGATAGGATCAGTATTTATCGGTGCTTTATTTACCATATCATCTAAAGTATCGAATAGATTTTGTATAAAATCCGTAATTCCTTCATAGTAGTAATCATCCCTAAAAATATATGAATATTTTCCTAAAAATAATCTCAATAATACTCTCTGAACATCAGACAATTTAAATTCAAGCTCCTTCTCTGATGGTTCTTTAATTATTTTGTTACAGTTCGATATTATTCTATCAGAAAGATAATTAAGTCGGTCATCTATACCTTGTTCACTCATCTCTCCAATAGAAGTATCAAAAAATAGTTCTCCATAATTTGGATGTTCCTTGCAAAATTCATTTTCTGCATTAATAAAATATTGTAAATCTTTAACCATACATTTCTTTGTTTGTCATTTTGCAATTTTTATACAATAATTTTAGTTCATACTCTCACAATTTCCTCATATTTATATTGTGAAAATCATTCCATCCTCTACTGTCTCTTTCATACGAACATTTCAATACCTTCATTGAAAAAAGATGATGTTCATCAATATTATCTAAAGACCAACTGCTATATTTTGAATAAACATATAACATTTTCAGACTTTCAACGGTTCCGTTTCCGGATGCATATCTCTGCATAACTGCATGTTTAACTTCAAAACAGGAATTAGTCAATGTACTGTTCTGACCAGAAGATATCATGACCATATTACCCAGACAATCTCGTTTCCAAGCAACTTCCGGTCGAGATTCATCGTCCCAATAGAATCTAGTTTTGTCACCATACTCATCTTTAGGATGCTGTGGGGCAATGTGCTCAATAGAACGATTCCTTCTGAATACATATTTTTCAACGACATTGAGTAACTCATTTTTAAAGAATAACTCTCTTTGTTCCCATAAATAGTAATCTATTCTCCAAAACCAATATCTATCAATGGTTGTGTATGTCAGATTATTATCGACAACGCTTTGTTCTGGATGCCATTTATTATCTATTGCCTTAAGTTTGGCAAGATATTCTGTAGCGTTAATATCAAGACTATTATTAATTGAAACAAAACATTCCAAATAGGTTAGCAATTGGGGCATCCACATATAATATGTCATGGCTGATGAAGCGGAATATAGCATAGCAAGATACATCCTAACCTTCATCTTCTCTTTGTCATCTCCTCTATATAATTTAAATGGGTAAGGCTCCTCATCTTCATCGTTCATTCTAATAATGAAATAATCTGTAATCAGACGATACAATCCCAGTTTCCGCATAAAAATTTCTGCATCAAGATCACGTTTATCAAAGGCCCACTTGAAAGTGTCACATAGTTTTCTCACATCAAAGAAATCTGTAACAAGCATACCTTCTACTACCTTTCCATCCTTTTCTTGTTCAGAAATATTCATATTAAGGCATATATATAATACCTGCAAAAGAAATTCTGGAAATGTCAGGAGTGAATGTTCATCAGTACGTCGTTTTACAATCTTATATGGATTCTCAGTATTGATGGCTATGTCACCAATAGCTATAGAGGTAGCTTCCAAGTCCTGATTGTCGTCAGAATCCTCCTCCTCTTCAATATCAAATTTAGTTTGATATTTTTCAAATGCATTATCTATATTCCCGTTTTGGATTATCTCAATCATAACATTTTTATAACGATTCCTCAAGCTGTCGAGCTGTTCATTGTTATGTTTTCTGAGAATCATCTTCTCCATTATGCTACAAGCATTCCAAAGAAGAGTATATTTTTCCTTATCAGTGCGCAAACGCCGGATGATATCGACTTTGAGTATTTCATAATTCTCCAATGATTTACCCGAGGTGTTCATCCTTTCAAAATAAGTATTCAATTCCATAGGGGAATAGTTTCTTGGAAGTTCAGAAAGAAAAAATGTTAGTTTCTCGAAAATATAATTCTCAAAATCTTTATCTGAATTATTCTGTAGTATTTTCTTCAAGTGTTTTGAAATATAATTCAATCCATTTTCCATTTTTTCATTTAAGAACGAACACTCTATTCCCTTGATTTTTGCTTCAAGATATTTTTTGTCTTCTTCTCGCGCTGTAAATTGTAGACGCAAGATATTATCATGTTCAGTAGAGAGATATAGAAAATCATTCCACTTGAAATGGATCCCTAAAAGAATCATTGCGGTAAAGCGTTGCTGACCATCGACAAGTTCTATACTGCTTTCAGTTCTTTTGACTGTAAGCATTCCAATGTAATATGCAGATTCTTTGTCTCTTTTGTATGAAGAGTAAAGGTCATCAAGTAGCTGGATTATCTGATCCTCTCCCCACTCAAATAATCTCTGATATAAAGGAATACTGAAGAATAATCCTGAATCTACAATTTTTCTTGGAGTATAAGCTTGTTTTATATTCGTCATTTGTTATGAAGTGTTTTAAATGAGTCAATAAGATAATTTTTTTCGTTCTGTTCATAAAGTGACATTTCTTTATTGAAATAATCAACTCTTATTCCTTTCAGATTTTTATCAAAATATGGGAGACGTTTTATGATATCCCGTGCACTTGCAAGGAAGAATGTTGGTGATGTAGCCTGATTTATCATTACTATGATTTCCATCTCCCCTGCTTTATCCATTATGGATTGCTTATTGGCTTTACTTTTCTCATACCTTAATTGAGATACAATCCTTGTTATACAAGTTAAGGCTTCAGATAGGTATTGGTTTCCAAATTTCATATAATAGGCGAATAAAAATGCCGCTATGACATCCCCGTACCACCAATGAGTCCGTCGCTTTCCTTCCGATAACTTTTTATTGTCATCGTTACCGTTAATATTTATTTCAATTAATCCAGAACATGAAATGGTTTCCCAAAGTATATGGTATTGTTTTGTCTCAATAAAATGATTATAATGCTGAATGAATGCATTTACAAAAGCAAAGAAATGTGTTCCTCCCTGTATTGGGTCCATAAAATCGAATCTCTCGCCAAAAGGTGGAATCTCTGGTATAGTTGGAGCTGCTTCAAACTCATTCTTAACCCTATTTGGTTCTTTTATATACCAATATTGTTTTCTTGTCCACTTACGGAGGCAATATAAATATATGCCTAAGATAATTGATACACTTCTATCCCCATTTTCCCGTTCACTTTTCACAAGAAGCTTATCCCACATCTTTGCCAAATGACGTTGTTGAGCTTCATGGCTTTCAGGAATGAATCTGAGATGATGTGATTTTAATAACTCATAATCTGTCAAAGCCTTTCCTCTGGCGTTCTGTGTTGAAAAGAACGTATAAGCAAGTTCAAGTGAAGAATCATTAAGAACTAGTACGTCAAACGAAATTATATCAAGAATTTTTTTGGCTTCTTTACTACGTGTTTCAATGTTGGGGTAATGTCTATCAAGATACATTTCAATAATATATCTGTTATATCCTATATATTTTTGAGCTTCAACAGAATCAAATTTTTCTTTCAATAAAAGAATGTTATCAATACACATAGCACGTAAAATGAGCGCCAAAGTAACAGTTCTTTGTTGGCCATCAATGATATCATAATCATCACCTTTCTTTTGAAGAATCAATGTCCCTAAATGATATTTATGATTCCTAGGAATAAAAATATCATCCAGCAGCTGTTCTACATTTTTTTGCGGCCAGCAATATATACGTTGATAATCCGGTATCTTTAATTTTAAGGAAAGTACATCTTTTAATGACATCGTATGAAGGACAACTTTGCTTCCAGTTCCATCTGTAATATTAATGTTGACAGAAGCACCATCTTCAATTTTATTAAAATCAATAGATGATACTGTAAAAATCTCCTTTTGAGTATCATTATTTCCGTCATAATAAGTATTTAGGAAATCTTCAATCAATGGATCGATCTTACTAATAAATTTTGTAAGATAATCTGCTAATTCCAGAAGATCTCCAATTTTATATTCATAGCGTAATCGTCCTTGTTTCATTCCATTCCAATTATGCCATAAATAATCACCCGATTCCGTATCGATGTTATCACGAAGATATTTATACAATCTCTGATTGAATGTATTACCATAATAATCATCCTCCAGATGCAACTCCAAGTAGCCATTAATATATTCATAATGTACTACTTTAAAATTAATCCGAGGTGAGACAGTAATCAATATATACCTATTCTGATGCCAAGCACTTTCATTTTCCTGGCAATACACCTCTTTATTCTTATCTGGCCATTTTTTATTTACAAATTTTCTGACTGATTCTACTGTTTCCGGATAGATATACAACATATTACCAATTCTTAATTTTTATTTCTTTTTAGATGCTCTTTCTCGTTTCTTAAGGCTCAAATCCTGCAAGACCTTTCCCATTGCATCTTCTTTTGCAAGAAGAAGAATATCATCATCCAGTTGAAGCGCATAAAGCACCCTAAGATAAATGCCTATTGCCACTGTCGGTACACCTTTCTCTATGCGTGAAACCGTAAGGGGTGAACAGGTGGCACGTTCGGCAATCTGTGCGACACTAAGGTTTCTACGCAATCGTGCAAATCTGATTTGTTCACCCACCATTTGCATCTTCTGCTCCAGTTTTCTTGGCAACTTGGTACCCATTGTACTTTTTGTCATAGCTCAACATATCATATAATATGCAAATATAAATGTTTTACTTTATTATATGATGTATTACAGAAATCAATTTTCGAATTTAATCTTGCCGTAATCTACTTGGTCATATCATCGGACATTGAGATTTATTATATTATCCATAGAGTTTATATTTCAACATATATTATTTCTAAAAAGATAACCATATTTTGAACAATAAAAGAAATAACACTTCTTTTTCTGTTCAAAATATTACTACTAAGGTAATCTTAGAAAATATTGACTGCTGTCACATAATGCTTACCACAAAAGTAGATTATTCCCTAAACTGTCTCACAATTCACCAATTGTAAAAGATAGTAATTCAAATTATATCTTGATACATTAATACACTATACAACTACATGAATACTTCACTTTTTGTACCTTGTAGAAAATACACGGCTCTTTCATTTAAGCTTAGATAAAGGCACATAATTCCCCCACCCACTTCTTATGGGAAGCAGGGATTTTGTTATGATTGATACCCAAAACGTTACGAATCCTCTGAGATTACAAATTATCTCATTTTTGATCCAGCATATGCATCATTGCGGTAAAGTCCAAGGAAAGTTCTCCGATAAGTTCGGCCGTTCCCTTAGCCTTTTCGGAGGGCTTTTTCCTTTTACCTTTCCATATCGAAAGTATTGCCAGTACCATCCTCTGTATCGTGTCAAGGTTTCTGGCGGACCTTGCACTATTCCGCCTGATGAAGTCCTGCCTCAGGTTGCGGTCAAGGTCCCAGTGCATGCTTTCTATTGCCCAATGCATTCTGGCTATTGTGCCCAGCCGCCGGGCACTTCCGTGAAAACTGGAAACATAGAACCTTCTCTCGGAAGATTTCTGACCATCAGATTTTCTTTCCGTTGCAGTCCGTATTTCGACAACCGTCAGATTTCCATTCCACTTTTCCCTGTCCGTAATCAGGTCATTTCCACGAAAGATACGGCATACCCTGGTCTCTATTCTGCCATGTTCAAGGAAAGGGCCTTCCGAATATACATCCACAGGCTCTGCAAGTTCGACATTGTCCTCAACCCCATATCGCAGAGTCCTCTGGTTCGCCTTCAGCTCGATAAGGAAATCACCGCCTTTTTCCCGGATTTTATCTATGATGGCTTTCTGGAAGGACATGGCGTCTGCCGTAACTATGCATCCTGACACATCCACCTTGTCCAACAGTTTGGGTACGGAAGTTATTTCGTTGCTTTTTTCTTCGCACATGTCTGTGGCAAGGGTGACACCTCCTTCAAGGGAATAGGCGGATACGATGTCGGGGTTGCGTCCGTTTTCAAGTACCGTCCCTCTCATTGCCTTGCCGTCAATACAGAGGATGTCCCCGGCACAACCGACAAGCTCATCATGGAAGGTGGAGGTAAATTCAGACATCCGCTCAGACATGGCTTCATCATCAATATGTTTGAATATACGGCAGAGCGTAGGTTCAGAAGGCACGCCGTCCAACAAAATTCCTAAAGAGCGGAAGCGTTTCAGATTACGCTTGCCAAATCTGATTATATCCGGACTTGTTATACACTTGCCCAGCCGTCCGAGTATTACAAGGAGAAGAATATCTTCCAGCTTGTATTTGTAGTTTCCCTTGTCTGTCCTGCGGTAATCCGGCACTGATTTCACAAATTCTTTCAGATGTTTCATTATGCTGCTACGACGGTAGGATGCATGTTCCTTTTTTAATATATTAGACATGCAAAATGTTACATATCAGTAAAATAAATCGTATTTTCGCATAGCGAAAATTAAGGCGGAAATCAAAAAACGACCTCTGTCGCATTTGATTTCCGCCTACAAAAATAATTTTATATGAACGATAAAAAGAAACACCGGAAGCGGTGCTTCCTGCATCGCTGTGCGCAAAAATAATGGTTTTTCGGAGAATAACAAGGATTATAGAGGTTGTTTTAAATGAAAGAGCCGTGTAGAAAATATTGAAAAAGCTTGGAAAATATACCATTTTTTCATACATTTGTATAGAGTCAAAGGCTTTCGGGAATTGCGAATCATTTCTAATATTTTGATTATCAGATTTTTAAATATTGTAATATTGTACCTTACGTGTATTTGAGTTTTTCAAACAAGTTTTGAACTTATTGAATACCAATGTTTGTCGAGATTTTCTAAATAACTGCTAGGTAAACGGCATATTTTGTAATGACTTCGTTTCGTTCGCCTTGGAATACTTTGAATGCACAGAATTTAATCT